AGCGGTGTATAGCCGCCGAATATGTTTACACTTTGATTGCTTTGCAGTTGAGATGCTGTTACACTGTCGATAATTTCTACGTCATCCACTGTAGCACTGCTTACAAATATTTCATTTGCATCACAGCTGATCTGGAATAGATCACCAAAATTTTGATTTGAAGTTTTAGGAACGATCACTACACTGCCAAGGTTTTGACTTAGCTCTTGATGAATGTACGCTGCCAATTCACTGAAGTAAAAAGTATCTCCAAAGTCCCAATTTTCTATAGCAAAATATTCGTTAATGATGTCAATTACTCTTGTTCTAATTTCACTGTTACTTATTCTGCTGTTTTCAGCACGTACTACTTTGAATGTTGCTTGTAGTTCGCTAGGTGCTTTGCTGCCGAAAAGTATTTTATACTGTGCACTGTTGAAACTAATACTGTCGCTTACACTTTTGAGATTGTTTAAATCTTGGTATGCAACACTCATATCTACCAACGTTGGTTTTTCTGGTTCAGTGATATTACCAGTTGTGTCTTCTAACCAAATTCTATATTGATTGTCGTAAGATTCAGTGAGTATGTACATGTCAATTATGTTTCTTGCACTTGGATCTATTCTTGCATCGTTTGGACTGTTGTGGCGATACTGAAAGTTTAACTTGTCTCTGCCAACACGAACAATATAGTTGTCGGTGGCACGGATAGTTCTTGCATCTTCTACTAATGCTAACTCGTAAAATGCTTTTGCAGAGGTAGCATAAAATATTGTTCCGATTGGATAAGCATACCTACCATCACTTTGTATTTGATCAAGGCTGGCAAATCGTGTAACCACAGTTGAACTTTCAAAGTATCTATATCTTTCAATGTTATCGTAATCGAGATATTTTTCAAAGAATACTAGTTTGTCTACACTGTTAACATCTTCATCAACTACAGTGTCAAACACTCTTGGATTGTCCGGTACACCATCGTTGTCGCTGTCAGCATAGGTAATTTTTACTTTGCTGTCGTCACTGTATCCGTCGGCAAAGTCCACAGTGTCGTAGATTTCAAAACGCAATTCTTCAGGTAAAAATTCACTGCTGTCAGGCAGTGTGTTACCTTTGAGAATTCTTATTTGGTCTTTGATTACTGTAGTATTTCTACTATCATACACTCGTGCGTCTGAATTAAAATAGAATCTTGTTTCCAGTTCACTGCCCCAGAAGAAGTTTAATCTTCTTTGAGAAACACTGTATCTTCCTAGCCCGTTGTTGCTCATTAAAACATGCCAACTAGCATCAAGGTTTTGTCTATTGGTGTTGCCTGCATTGCTTAAACTAAATGCACCGGAAGTATTAATATCACTGGGATTTACTATAGCCCATGCTCTTGTGTTTACATCATAACGTAGTGCAAAGTCTTCGTTGTTGATTATTTTTCTACTGATAGTTTGTGTTAAACTAGCGCCGAGGTTGGTATTGTATACTGGATATATTTCAGCTAGCTGAGCGCCACTTGGAATGTTTTCGGTAAGCACCACTGGCCCAGGTCCTGCAGTTTGTTTATTAAGCCATCCATTGCCTAACGCTGTGCCATCATCTTCTACGCTTTTAACACTTGTCCATAGTTCAGTAACCTGTCCGTCTTGTGATGGTGTACCTTCTGTTAACATTCTGTCAATATCAAAGTAATAACCGCTTGGTGCACGGAACAGTAACAGGGCACCAGGTTCGATGAACTTTCTGTTGTTAGCAGCAAACTTGCCAATTTGTTGTACATCATAAGGTGTAGTATCTGGATCTAGCACAAAGAAACCAGTACTGGTTGTAGACTCAGCTGTGCCTTTTATCCAATATGTTGTTGGCGGAGTTTTAGTACTGTAGCTATAATAATAAAGATTTACGCTTTCTTTTGCACTTAGTATTTTGCTCAAACGATTGGCAATAAAATTTTGTACATCTGCTGCAGTAGTCCAATTGAAATTGCTGCTTAGGCTGTCTTCTTCTTTGTAAACATATCCGTCTTCACAAAAAATATTGGTACTGCTATACTTGCCAGTTACATCTTTAAGCTCTAAGAATCTACTAATACCAATACTGGTTCGGTTAACACTTTTAACTTTTAAAATATCACCATACTTGATATAAGGCAATGTATTATAGTCTTCGCCGTTAATCATACGATTTTGACTATAAAAGTTTTGCGGTGCCTTTAGCTTGATTTGATTCAAGCTTTCTCTAGTACTAGCATTGTTTACAGTACTTTGCAAGCTCAATGTTAATCTCAGTCTTTCGACTTTGCCGCTTTTAGTAACATAAGGAAGATCAACGTTGATATTTTTCATTTCTGCAGGAGTAATAGTGTATACTAGTCCATTGCTGGTTCTAGTTACAGCACGGAAAAGTCCAACAGGAATATCACTGAACACACCATCACCAAATATGTAATCAACTTGATCGTTAGCTCTACTGTATACACTGAAAATTTTTCTATTATCTTGCGCAATATTGTTGTAGATAACATTACTGTCTCTCAGCTGATCAACTTTGCTCCACTCGTCGAGATAAGCACCAGCACTATTGATTTCAAACAACCAAGTGTCGCTGTTGTTGATGTTGTCAACATTCAAACTTACTAATCTGTTTGGCAATCTTTCGTTAATAGTAAAATCAAGATTGTTTAGCTGTCCTTGTTTGAATCCTACAAAGAATCCTGTATTGGCGCTGCCGTTGCCTTCGCCATCGTTTTTGTATAAAAATCCAAAATTATCACTTGGGCTAGGCGCTTTCTCATAAACTCCTTGACTGTTGCTCAAACCTATGTTATAAATGTTAAATGACATGTTGATGTTGTCAACAGTGCTATTAAAATTAACAACAGGAATTTGATTAGGACGAGTTCTGAATTCGTAAAGGTCATGTCGTACACTGCCAATTCTTAAACTACTTGCAGGTTTGCCAATTCTCTGATCCAATTGTAGTGCACTGTTTAGTATTGCTGTATACTGTTCTAGCCAGTTGCTGTTGGTTGGGTCGTTCCAGCTGATCGTACGATTAGACAGATCAACACCATTACTGTCAATGATACTTTCTGTAGTATTAATATTAACAATCTTAAGAGTGCCTGACGCTGCTTGGTTTCTATTAGGATTATACCCTAACATGTTGGCCATGCGATACACACTATCTCTGCGTTCAGCTGTTTGTAGGAAATTTTCTCTGTAGTTTAAGTCGCCGCGATAACTGATGCTTTGTCCCATAAATGAGATAAGATCAAGCAATGCAATAAATTCACTGCTTTCGATGTAGTCGTTATAATCTTCTGGATAATAGGTTCTCAGATAATCAACCATGCTTTTGCGCAGGGTTTCATAATCATAACTTTGAAAGTCGGCACTGCGGAAAGTGTTGTATAACTTTCTCCAATCTTCTGCTGCGAAAAGGTTGCTTTGGCGTAATGATGTTGACATATTATTTCCTCTATGAAATATTTATCTGATTTAAAAACGGCTATTATTAAGAGTAAGTTACTGAATTGCTGTTTTGATCAAACAAAAATCTCATGTTTTCGGTTTGATCTAAATTACTGTATCTAACAGTTGCTTCAACAAGTATGCCATTTTCGTACTCGTCAACCAGCACTGTTTCTGCTACAATTCTTGGATCATATTTGATTATTTCCAAAACATCTTCAACTATAGCATCACGCAAATCTTCTGTCATAGGTTCAAACAAAGCATCCCAAATAATAGTGCCAAAGTCTGGGCGCATTAGCTTTTCGCCTTTGCGAATATTAAAATGATTAGACAGGTCACGCCTGATCAACTCGGCATCTTCGAGACGAGTTTTTGTGGTGTTGTTGTCTACTGTGTTATAACCTTTGTACAATGCCATAAACATATTTACCAGACTTTTTATAGGCATATATAATGATATGAAAACACTTTTTGTTTACACCAAGTCGGGCTGTGCAGGCTGTACAGAAGCCAAAGTATTTCTCAATGATTTAAACATTCCTTATGTAGAAATTAATGTAGAACAGGATCTTATCAGTGCTGACTTTTTACACAGCCAAGGAGACAAATACCTCCCACAGTTTTACACTGACAGTGGTAGACTTATACCAGGTGGCTGGAAGGCTGTCAAGACCATGCGTCAACAGGAAATACTGGATAGATTAAAATAATGTCAGTTTATTTTCGGTTAAATACACTATATTGAGGATTGATTATGCCAGGTATAGTTAGAAGTGGCGATGTTAACAACAAAGGCGGTAAAGCAGTTGGTGGCCAAGGCAATTTTAAAGTTAACAACAAAAGTGCTGTAACATCAGGAACACCTGTTGGCAAACACGGTCGTGGACGTCATGCCAAGGCCAAAACTGGCAGCGGTATCGGCAGTTTTATAATCAACGGTAAAGCAGCCAATGCTATCAGAGACACTGATAGTTGCGGACACAGTAGACGCTCTGGCAGTCCAGATTTTATTATAGGTAATTGATCAATGTCGTTAAGCAATCGTTGTCATGTTCCACTGAGAATTAACAAAACAACCGTAGCAGCCGGTACCCTCGAAGGTACACAAATTTCTGTTGGCAGTAGCACAAGAACAGAATACAATAATTCAGTGTTGCTACCAAATCAATCTATTGTTGATTTAATAGATCGTGCTAGTACTTTGTTGTCCAGTGGTGTATATGCATCAATTGTTGCTGATAACGGAGAAACAGATTCCAGTACCACTGAAAAATCAGCAAGCGGATGGAGTGTTAACGTTCAGCTAACCAGCAGCGGAACAGCACTACTACCTGCAGATAACGCAGATTTATATTCTACATTTATATCAGGCCTAGTAGGCAACAGTTTAATTGAAAATCGTGTATGCGGTGTTGGAATGTACAGTTGGGGTATACATTTTGATCAGTTAGAAAGTAGACAAACTGGCCGTGGCGATGTAGTTACGTGGAACAGTGACATCAACAATATTGTTAGTATAGGTGTGTCCCAAGGTAGACAACGTGCTGAGTCAGGAATAGTAGCCGGTGATGGTGCTTTCTTATCAGACGGATCCAGTGGCACTAAACTTGACGAACAGGCGTTTGATTTCAGCAACGAACTGGAAAAACAAAAGCAAACTGTCTGCAATACAGAAAACAACTTCAACAGAAATAGATCAACCGGCGGTACCGCTGTTAGTGGTGCTGCAGTCGGAGCAACTTATAGTATATCAAAAAATCTTGGGTTACAAATTCCAAGTGCACTAACATCAGCACTTGATACTTACGAATTAGCAACACCAATTGATTTAAACATTGATATTGTAAATCTAGTAAGAGACAGACTCAGTAAACCGCAAGACTACAACAATCCAGAAGGAATATACGAGTACACTGATAGTTTATTAGAACTACTAATGCACACCGGTGTAAAGTGTAAATTAAACAGTTTAACCGGAAGAATGACTGGTACAACTGCTGGTGTACTTGATGGAAACCTAAACAATGTAGTCAGCCAGACTATTTTAGAAATTGCTACTAATGTTTTAGGCAACGGAGATTTGTCAAAGTTTTGTAATATTTTTAATACTGCTATAGGTGCTGCTAAATCAAGCACAGGCCTTGGACAAAGTTTAAGTCAAGCACAAGGACAAGTGTTTGGTAATGCAAAATCTCAAGGTTCGTTGTCTTTAGGAAATGTGCCAGGTTTTAACCTTGACAAAATAGCCGGTGGAAAATTTGTTGACTTGGTGGGCAGTCAACAATCAATATTGTCCAATGTAAACAAAGACGAACCCATTGCGCTGTTTGGCACAGCCTATCAAGATATGAATTCAATGGTTACACAAGGTTTTGGATCACTGACCAGTGATATTACCAGTCTTGGACAAGATCTCAAGACTCTAGGAAGGTTAGCTAATCTTGAAGATCTCTTCCGAATCGGTACACCAGGACAAATAGTTGAGCAATTGATTGTGTATGGAGCAAAAGCTACAAAATCTATAATTGCTCCGGCATTGGTTAACAACGGAATAAGTGCTACCACAATCAATTTAGCCGAAAATGACAGTATTGCTGAAAATATTTTATCGTCAATAACAGATCCAGCACTTGTTGAAAATGCTTTTAGTGTATTACTAATCAACAGAAGTTCTAATGTTTCTAGTTTGTCAGTGTTTACAGATCCAGACTGGTTGTTCAGCAATAGTAGAAACAGCAATCGTTTTACACACCTAAACGAAATGTCGTTACATCTAAGCATACTAGGCGAAATGAGTATGCAGGAAATTTCCCAATTGGGAGACTTGATGTATAACATAGAAACAATTTCCACCGACAGTGATATAGCAAATGAAATTCAACCAATTACAGTAGACGAAAATGTAGAACTAAAAAGAGAATCTGTTCCTACCAGTGAATACTCCGGCGACAACGACTTGGTAATAGCAGATTTTATCGGTACTGCAGCCGGGTATAGAGTAGTAGAATCTCTCCCGCAGGCAGCAAGTTTCATCGATCAACTTACTGCATTAGGAACACTAGATTGTTATACAGAATTACTACAACTGCTCAAAGAAACACTCAACGGAGATCGCACACTCGGCGCAACTACTTTTACGAATCCGCTTGATCCGCTTGACACTGTTACACTGCCAGCTGGAACTTATCTGACAGATCCTACACCTGCAACTGCAACTTGGGCTGACGCTAGCGGCGGAAGTTTACCAGCGATTGTGGTTTGTGGAAGATATACTTTTGGCTATTACGCCGACGAAGACGATGCGCTGTTGGCTTTGCACAATGCAGTCGAAGATGAACTGGATTATATCTACAATAATGCATCCGGTGATACATTAGAAAAACTATTGCGACTACAAGGACTACACGACGAAGTTAACTATCAACTTTACAAGGAGCATAAGTTAAGAAAAACTTATGGAGTAGACATTGGATTTAGTGAAGTGGGCATTGAACTGTTTTCTGGCACAGGTAGTAAAAGTGTTTTTAAACTGTTAGGACAACCCGATACCAGCAATGATCCAAAAATTACAGTTTATGTTGGAGGTATAAAACTTTCATCTGGACAATTCAGTTACAGCAGTTCAGAAAAAACTGTTACCGTAACCAGCACACCAGGATCTTCAGTCAGTGTAGAAATAATCTACAACACTGGCAATTCGCCAGTTACTGGTGACATTAAAGATATATGGTCATTTACCAGTAGCTTGGAAACCTTTGGACCGGAAACTGGATTTGGCAGAGAAGCTGACTTTGTACAAAGACTGTTGTCCGACGACAAACACGGAAGTAGAATTAAAGGTTCGCTAATTCAAGGAAGAAACAAAGAACGTGCTTCTACCTATGGTTTAGAATTAATTGATTACAATCGTGTCAACAGCACATTTAACGACGAAAACCCCAACGGTATTAGCACATTTGCTGATGTTACTGGCGTATGGTCTGCTGATCCAACTCGTGCAGCTGAAATATACCTGCAGAATCGTATGAATGTTGAAAGTCGTCAAGAATACGTTGCATACCAAATCAAGAAAAACAAAAACCAACAACAAGAAAGTTTCGACGATATTATGTCAACAGTGTGTAGAAAATTAATTTTCTACAGCGGCGGTTATATTGCTATTTCAAACGACATGTCCAAATTCTATAATGTTTATAAAAACAGTTTTAGAAACAGAAAGTTTAGCACCAGTGATATATTTAAAATAAGTTTAGACGAAACTTATCCAGAGACAGGATTTGTTGTTGGACCCTATAAACAGATTATGTCTGAAATACTCAAAAACGAAGCCATAAATGATCTTATTTTTGATACTCCGTTAAGCGATCAAACAAAACAGTACCTAAAAGCAATTGATGTTGATCTAAAACTGTTAACTGCAATGATACAAAAGATCATGTTGGTAAACGCTGGCAACTACTTAGGATTGCTCGAAGACGACACAAGAAATATTTTTAATGTACCTGGTGTAGGAAAGTATCTGCTGAAAAATATTGTTAACCAATTATGATGATTGTTTACCGTAGTATCTGTTAACACTGCCAATGGTTATGCGACCGTCGGATCCTCTCCATCCAGGGTTTTGTCTCCAAGCTGCTGAGCCTACTTTGTACATTTCAGTGTTGCCTGGAACTTTACTCCAACTGCCATATTTTCTAATTAGGTTACTGTAAGTGCCCGGTGCGGCTTGCATAATACCCAATGGTCCACCGCCATAATTGAATTGTCCTAGATATTTTCCGTATACGTTCAATTGTTGTGCTGGTGTCATGCGCTGAATTTCTGCAGTGCTGGTTCCTAAACCTCTTGCTGTACTTGGAATAAATTGGAACAAACCTGTGGCGCCACTGTCTTTGTTTACAACAGTGCTATTGAATCTACTTTCACCTTGAATAACTTTATACAAGTCACGTTCGTCTAATTCTGGGAAACGAGCTTTTAGTTTAGCTAATTCTGCTTGCCACTCTGGATCGTTGGCTAGTTCACTTGGTGGAACAACATTTCCTGGTGCACCAGGATGTGCATTTCCAGCATTTCCTTGTGCAGCATCGTTTTGTGCAGCAGGAGTACCAAACCCTCTTGTTTGACAAATTGCACAGTCTGAGCCAACTGCACTTGGAGGTGCAAGCCCGCCTGCACCGCCGCCAATGCCAACTGGAATAATTGTACTGGCTTGAGCAGCACCCATAGAACCTAACGCTTGTGTTGCTTCACTAACAATATTGCCAACATCAGGAGGAATAATATTTGTAATTCCAGTTGGAATTCCAATGGGCAATCTAGTAAGCACTTCGCCGATATTGCCAAGGCTGCCTGTGTTGAGATTAGACAAGTCTTGAATTATGCCGCCAACATTGCTAAGGCCAGAAATACCAAGTCCAACATTGCCAAGGCCAGAAATACCAAGTCCAACATTGCCAAGGTCAGCAATGTCAAAGTCACCTGTAGCCAGGTTTTGAATTATGCCGCCAACATTGCTGATAGTTCCGACTAGGTTTTGCAAATCTTGTATTTGTTCTGAAGTTTCAATTAATCCAGATAATCCATCGATGGCAATGTTTTCAAGCAAGCCATTACGAGATGTCAACGGTGATGCTAGCTGTCCAATTAAATTTTCAGCGTCGGCAATGTTAGCTCTAATAGAAAGTGCATTGTTTAGCAGTTCATTTGGCAATGCCTGATTTTGGTTAGCAAGGTTTACAAAACTTAAATCTGCAGATTGCAACGATTGGTTAACTTGCGAAATAGATTGTCCAGTGTTGCCTTCGAGTACATTATTGGTGCTGATACGCACACGCAGATCGTTGGCTACACCATCTACATCTCCTACATTGCCAATTGCAGCACTAAAACTACTTACATTGCCAACTGCATTATTAACACTACTACTCACAGTGCTAACTACATCACTAACACCCGGTACACCAGAGGTTATGTCCTTTTTAACAATATCACCAAATTCGTCATAGCTAATGTTGTCAAATGCACTGTCTACATTTGCACTAACAAAATCCGATTCGTCAGCTGGACTTTGAGGTGTTTCTTCGTAGGACTCGTCGTGCCCAGGCCAAGGTTCATGATTAGGCGCTCTAGAAACAGTACTGCTATAACCAGTAATTTCTGTTGCTGTATCTGGTGCAACCTGTTCAGCTTCAGCAGCACTGCCGCTGTTCCACTTAAACACTCTGCCTTCTAACATGAAGGCGCCGCTGCTTTTAAAGTGTATGCCACGACTGCCTGTTAGTTTAAGCAATCCGCAGCTATACATTTCTAAACTTTCAGAACCTTGCATCAAAAGCTTGCCGCCATATACTTTGGCTTTTTCAGTGCCTTGGAACTTGGCTTCTTTTTCTGCAACTATGCGAACATTTTGTCCAGCATGCATGTTGATATTTCCGCTAGCATGCATATCAATGTTGCCTGGCGTAGCCATGCTGATACCCAGTTCTCCGTAAATGTCAACAAATCCATTGGGACTTAGTTCTATCCACGCTGTGCCTTTGGCATTGATAACATAAACAAAGCCGTTGTCATCATTCATCATGATCATATTACCAGCAGCGGTACGCATTCTGTACATTTTGTTTGTACCTTGCTCGTCGCCGTCGTCCATAAAGAAACTGTGGCCACCTGGAGTGTTCATGCCAAATGCACGAGTAGGTGTTTCTCTTAAACTGCTAGTGGTAATAGGTTTACCTCTTAGAGCGTCTTCCTCTAAACCTTGCGGTGTAAATGTTGGTGCAGTGCTGTGTTCTGGTCTTGGTATACTTTGTATATCTCTGTTTGCTGCACTCTGGTTAGCAAATACATCAAAGTCGCCTTTGTCGTTGCCGGGTATAGAACCATGCGAACCTATTTCAGGTAAACAGCCGATCCATACACCCTTGCTGCGGTCTCCGTTGATAAACATCACTAAAACTTTAACACCCAAATCTGGTGGTGTCATCCACATACCATAACTTTCAGTTTTATCACTTGGCTCTGCTTCAAGTCTGTTACTGAGTGGCTGAACGCCATAGTACGGAGTCATATACCTTACAAGATGCCAACTGCTTTCTTGTTTTGGGTCACCGCCAAAATCGGGAATGTAGACCAATAACCTTCCGCTGTACAAAGGATCATTGTTCCTCATTACTTCAGCCATAAAAGGTCCTGGGTTACTTGCTAGCCCAGTTTGCGGACTACGGTTCCAGGCATTATTTGGTGTATAACTCATGTTAGTATATAACCTTTAGTTGTCAGTATCATCAAAATTACTTCCTCGATTAAAATCTTCAAAGAGATCTTCTGTGTCTTGAGATGGCTGCTGAGAAACAAACGGTGCACTCGGAGCATTACGAAATCCAAATGGTGTAGTTTCAGCTGGATCTCCACCAGGATCTAAGAACGTTTGTACTTTGACTTTGCTGTTGGTTTGTATTTGTCCTTTTGTATCTAATCTGTCTGTTAGGTTTCCACGCTCTGGATCAGACGAAATACTTGTATAATACCTAGCCGCACTTTCAACGGCTCCGGTCAATGGCGGAATATTAGAAGAATCGTTGCTCACTTGATTCTGTACTCTGATTAGTTTTAATTTTTGCTGAAACTGTCCAGATTCAAAAGTGCTTTCTAGTGTAATCACTCTATACAAGCCCTGAATAAAAGTCTGTTCGGTATCAATTTTCATCAACCCTTTTTCTGGATCGTAATCCCTGGGAGTTTTAAATTTCAACATAACAAAAGTATCATGCGAGTCGACTGCAAGACTGCCATTGATAATTCTAGCATTACCACTGGAAGTAATGCCTCGCGGTAGTATACTTCTATCTTGCGGTATAAAATCTGGATCTCCGATGATTGTTAGATCTACTACAAGCATGTCTGCTCCAGGGTTGTTTAAAACATTGTCCATGTTATCACTGGCTTGTTGGTGGCCAGGACCTCTATAGCTGTTGTAAACTTGATCAGTAACTGGCTGACTGGCTGTCCTGATAGCAGGATTAAAAGTAAATCCTCCTGCTGCAGTTCTTGTTTGATTACTGTTTATTGGAGATTGTCCTGTATTGCTGATAGCACCAGTAACTCTGCCTTTGCTGTTTTGAAAAGCATTTCTTATATTAAAGTACTGCAAGTTGTAATCAGCATTAAAATCAATGATGTCTTGATTTTTTCCTGTAAAAATCCAATTGTATTCTTTTTGCCAACCTCTACGCTGTGCACCTGCACCGGGCATACCTGCTGTTAAAAATCCATACATTTTCTGCGTTTCGAGTCTGAAGGTTACAGATTTTCTGTACCTCATTGTACTGGTATTGTATGGTCCAAGATCTGTAACCACTGGTACAATTTTTAGCATTCGCATTGGACGATTTTCGTTTCCTTGTTCACTTTCGGGTGTTCCTGTGGTGTTAAATCTTGCTCCAAAATCTGTAGCACCAACTATAGCTTGTACTGCACTTTTAACAGTGCTGTTGGCATTGATTTGTACATTTTCGCTGGTTTCGCCGTTCATACTTTGTCGAGCAACATCTATTACAGCACCTTCGGTAGCGTGTGTAAAACCAACTCGACTTTTTCTCAAGTCATTGTCGTGTATCACAAACTCATAAGTGTCAGGTGCTCTGTTTTCTTCTTCGGCTACAGTGGCTTCACGCTGATTTAAATGTTCTTGTAAATTGCCAATCAACTGCTCAAATGTTTCGCCTTTAAGACTAACACTTTCTTTAATATATGCATCATGCTGATCTTGTAGTGGCGTATGAGCATACGGAACTGCTCTTACATGATAAACTGTGGCTGCACTGTTAATACTAAATTTAATATCTATAATTTTTATTGGAATATACTTTGGTCCGCTGCCCGGAATATCTGGTATTGGATTTCCTGCGCTATCATACCCATTGAATTTAATTTCCAATAGATAAGGAACTTCAAAATGATCTTCAATACCTAGAGTAAGTGCCAGTTGTACCAGTTCTGCTAAAAATGCTGCACCATAAGGTTCAATAATGTCAAATGATATATCAAAGTTGTTGCTGCTTTTAGCACCTTGGCTGTTTTGACCAACAACACTGGTAAATCTCAAACTGTCAATGTGGTAATCTTTTTGTTCACCAAGTACACCTTTACGCCCTGCTCCGCCGCTGCGAAATAAAAGATTTTGCAATTCAACTCCGGGATTTGTTACACCGCCGTTTTCTACAATGTTTATAAAAGAGTCCGGTGTTAGCATGTACATGCCAATTTGATAAGTCCAATTTACATAGTTATGTAACACATTTGGTCTTGCTTCTAGATCAGCTACGTTTTCTTCATATAACTGAGAGCCAGGAACATTTCTCGGTTGTGATAGTGTACTAACATCAACATCACCTCCTGCTCCGCCAAATGGTTCCAGTGGATCTTCGCCAACTGGTGATCCTGATGCTGTGTCAGTTCTATCAGTGTCAACACTGCCGCCTGCTCCGCCAAATGCATCCAAAGGATTAACAACAGTTCCAGTACCTTGTTCAATACCAGTTCCGCTAACATCGCCACTGTCGTCTAAGTTGTAGTAGTTTCGCACTGTTGGTCTGGCATTGGTATTTCGCTGATCCAGCCCTCTTGGATCTAAGGAATCTGGTGTAGGATCTGGTGCAACAACAGTGCCAATATCTAGCCTTCTTGTATTTAAGGAATCTGCTCCAGGTGCAACAACATTGCCAATGTCCAACCCTCTTGTATTTAAGGAATCTGCTCCAGGAGCAGGTGCAACAACAGTGCCAATGTCCAGCCCTCTTGTATTTAAGGAATCTGGTGTAGGAGCAGGTGCAACAACAGTGCCAAGACTGCCGAGTCCTTGAATCTTAGGATCTGCAGCATCTAACTGTTGCATCCTGTCCCCAACATTTATTCGACGAGCATCATCAAACATAGCGCCATTGAGATATCCATTTCCTTGTGCAAAACCTGCGCTCGGAGCAACTGGATCTCGTGCAGCTGACCTATAAGCATCGTCGGTTGAAATAAGAGCATTACTAGGTGCTGTGTTTGTGCTGATACTATCTGCATTACTACCAAAACCAGGCACAAAAAATTCAGGATTTGCTACAGTGAATCTTAGAGTATTATTTCCACTTTCTTCGTCGGCAGTCAATTGACCAAAATCAACATAATCGTAACGGCTAGCAATTATTTTACTTTGTCGGTTGAGGTCTTCGTTTGTTATAAGAGGACCATAGTCAACACCTTCAAAAACATCTCGAGGTGTGCTTGGGTCGATTCTTCTATCGTCAAGCCATCTCTGTAGTTCTTGTCTTGCACTTCTTAGTTCTCCTGCAGCTTGTGCTTTTTCAGCAGCACTGCTAAGAGCTGTGATTTCTTTTTTTGCCACTTTACAATCCTAAGTCTCGGTTTAGTGTGCTTTTCTTAGGTAGGTAAATGAATTTGCCAATTTGAAAGTCAAATATTGGATCTTCAATAACATTAGGGTTTCGTGCTGCAAACACCCACCATAAACCTGCATCATCGTATAAGTCGTAAGCCAATTTATCTGGTCTTAGTGCATAAATGCTGTTGATTTCAAATACCACGTCATCTGGTTGTTTGGTAATGCTTCTATGCTTCATCACATCCAGTGCATTGTTATGCAGACCTGTATTTTTGTAAGGACTACTTTGTCCGTAAATCACTGCCATTAGATAAACCCTCCTCTACCAGATCTTGGATTTCCTAACAAACCGCCGCGGGCAAAATCTGTTAAACTAAATTCGTTAGTGATTCTGCTTCTACTGTAGATTGGCTTTGCTGTAATATTAACAGTTTGCATTGTAGGGACTCTGCCGGTATTACTTCGTGTACTCACTGCACTGATATAGTCAACATCACTGGGCAGTGTTACGTTAAATCCTGTAATCACAAGCGGAACATAACTGAATTGAAGATCGCCGTGTCCTTCAAGTCGGCACACTATTGGCGGCAGGCCTGCAATATCGTCGTTGCCGTAAAACATTTTCGTAGCACTTCTAAAAAAGTGCTGCATTGCTAGTACATATTCTGCATCTCGATTGTTTCTAGCAGTGAACATGGCACTGATATTAATTTCACTTACAACACTGTGTTGATAAAACAAATATTCATAATTGCTGTGAGTAGGATTGCTGTCTGTATAGTTTGCTTGGTGATTGATAGTAATTTCTGGTGTATAAGGAAACACCACTTTGTAATCTGTTCTGCGCAATGGTTCTAGTGCACCGCCCAATTGAGATATTCTGCCGCTAGGATCGGAAATTTTAACACGAGTATCGCTGCCAGCACTAGGAAATCTACCTACTATGTTAGCATAAAGATCAGGAGCAACTTGCGAAAGTATTCCAGCACCACGCCCTAATCCACTGTTTGCTAGTCTATTGTTTACTGCGCCACGAAAAATGCTGCCAACTGTGTTTAGTGCATCGCCGCCTGTAGTAGCAATATCACTGGCTGCACTTTCTCCCAAGGTGTTTGATCTTCTACTAGCAGCAAACGCACCACCTAGTCTATTGTTTGTGTTTGACACACCTGTAGTAACTGGCGATGCTGCAACCGAACTTCGTTGATCGAGTCTTAGCTGTTGAATACCAAATTGTTCGCCATCGTTTAATCCTAAATCGCCGTAGAAACTTTCAACATTTCGAGTGGCGCTGCCAGTGGCATTGCTATAGCTGATGCTACTAGGTACCTCTGTTCCAGCGGCATAAGTAACACTAGTAATGTCATTTTCAGCACTAAAACCACCCAGAACTTGCGCACTGCGTCTTAGCAACTCTTTTTGTCTAAGGCTTGCATTTTCGTATGCTGCTGATGCCATGCACTACTCCAATTAAAATATTGTATAAAGTATTTATCGGTGTTATAATGTGGGTAGATTATAGTTATATTTGGAGATATAATGGCGCCTAGAAAAAAGAATTATTTAAACAACAGAGACCTGTTAAAAGAAATACATCGCAGTAAAAACAGTTATTGCAGTTACCTCAATGACGAAGACAGTCAATACGATGTTATTTTGCCCAGCGTGGAAAAAATCAACAGAAACTCCATCAGCGAAGCTAGAAAAAATCGTGCTGATAGAATTGCAAAACAAAATTACGAAAATGCAATTGCTGCAGGTGAAAAAGTTAAACAAGACATGTTTGCAATTGATCACTTGACCATAGACAAAACAGATGTGGTTTTTCGTGTTGTTAGCTGGGACCATATACCCGAAGAGCCCGGGCGTAAAAAGAATCCAAAAAATATACAAGACTATTATGTAAAACTAAACTTTCCGCCATTCCAACATTATAAACTAGACGAAAACGGCGATCCCTATTGTGTAGGAAAAAGTCATTGGGTTGGAGGTTTAGAAAACGGATACTTCAGTTTAGATCACGGAGGTATGACCAACAAACTGGCTAAAATGTTTATGATGATGTGCGAACGTTACGGAAACAAATGGAACTGGCGTGGATATACTTACAACGACGAAATGAAAAGTCAAGCATTGGTGCAATTAGCACAGGTAGGACTACAGTTTGACGAAAGCAAAAGTCAAAACCCATTTGCATATTATACTGCAACTATCACAAACAGTTTTACAAGAATTCTTAACACAGAGAAAAAGAACCAAAATATCAGAGACGACATGCTGGAAATGAACGGATACAACTCCAGCCACAGTCGTCAGCTTAACAGCCATTTACAATGGAAAGAAGACACAGGACAAGTTAAATGAAGAAAAAAGATATTCTAGATAGAATTTGGAAATACAGAGAGCTATGCTTATCTCACGTGTACAGTGAGCCAGACACATCACTGCACCAAAATGTTATGGATCATATGATTCCAAAAATCGTCGAAGAATACAATCTAGACGATTCGAAAAAAATTGTAGATATTGGTTGTGGCCAAGGTTACGGAATGCTAAAATTTGCCGAACTAGGCTGCACCAATATCAGCGGGCTTACACTCAGCAAAGAAGATGCCGATGCCGCAAGAGATCGCGGATTTGAAGTAGCAGAAGAAGATATGAGTTTCCAGAGTGCAGACGACGACACTTACGATATGTTGTTTGCAAGACACAGCTTAGAACATAGTCCGTATCCTCTGCTTACACTGCTTGAGTTTTACAGAGTGCTCAAACCCGGCGGGCTAGCGTACATCGAAATGCCCAGTCCTCAGTGTTCAAGACTGCTAGAAGAGTACGACAATCACTATGCAATCATGGGTCCAAGACAGTGGACTTGTCTTATGAAACGTGCTGGCTTCGAACGTCTCGACATTGGTGAACTTAAATTTGGTATTAGCAATAAAGAAACCGGAGACGAGCTCGGAGAAGAAGTTTACGAGTGGTATATGCTAGAAAAAATCGCTTGACATTTTTCCTAAGTTAATGTAATATATTAGTAATTTCGCGAAAAGGATAATCATGCCTCTATTTGAACGTGCAATTATGTTCACGGATATTCATCATGGCAACAAAAGCAACAGTACAGTTTTTAACCAAGACTGTAGTGACTTTGTTGATTGGGTTTGTGACCTGGCCAAGGAGCGTGGCATCAACACTTGCTTGTTCCTTGGCGATTGGAATCACGCCCGTGCTAGTATCAATGTAGCAACACTAAACTACAGTACACAAAACTTAGAAAAGCTCAACAATGCTTTTGATGCTGTGCACTTTATACCGGGTAACCACGACGAGTATTACCGAGACAGGCGTGAATACAACAGTATTCCTTTTATTAAACGTTTTGATAATATTCATTTTTACAATGATATTACTACTGTCGATGAATGCACATTTGTTCCGTGGTTGGTAGGCGATGAACACAAAAAGATGCGCAAGCTTAAAAGTCAATATGTGTTTGGACATTTTGAACTTCCGCATTTTTATATGAATGCTATGGTACAAATGCCAGATCACGGTGAAGTACACAGTGAAGACTTTGGCGAATGCGGTACAGTGTTCAGTGGACACTTTCACAAACGTCAAGAAAAAGGCAATGTTGCTTACATTGGCAATGCATTTGGACACAACTACAGCGATGCCTGGGACGATGCTCGTGGTGTTACTATACTAGATTGGGGGAAGCCGCACGAATATGTTGAGTGGCCAGATGCACCCAAATATAGAACCATTAAGATCAGTCAGCTGTTGGATGGACCAGAGCAGTATCTCAGTCCAAAAA